AAATAAATAAAAAAAGTATATGCATGACATAATAAAAAGTATATTTTCTAACATATTCTAGTCTCACAATCAGTATGTTTAACATCTAAACCATCAGCTTTTGCAAAGTATTCCCACTCTGATAAAAACTCATGCTTTTCATTTATGTATAATGTTGTAGGCTCTATTATGCATTGATCTTTTAATTGTGTGTATTCTAAAAAAGCTGAATACTCATCATCAGAATACTCATCTAAAGTTTCTAATGCATCTATATCCTTACTCATTTGATATCCTCCATTTGTAACCAGTTGATACCTATCTTTGTTTCAGTATCTAGGGGTACGTTAAAGTTAATTTTGTAATACTGTTTGAGGGATGGTATTACATTTGATGTGCCCTGCTTAAATATTTTACTCATCACATCCTCTTCACCAGGATAAATATCTGCCACAATAGAATCATGGACTGTATTTATAAGCAAACTTTTTACACCCTGTTCTTTCATTAACTTATGTATATTTATACACGCTAATGGTACAATGTCAGCTGTTGCAAAACCTTGCACAGGATAATTTTTTATTTGTGTTCCATATGTAGAACCACCCCAAGGTGTTCTCTCTGCATAAGGAAACGCATACTCTCTACCAGTGGGTAGTTTAACTCGTTTATATTTAATGGCCTCACTCTGTAAATCTTCATGCCATTTTTTTATATCTTTATACTTTTCTAAAAACTTAGAGTAATATCTTTTTTCATCTTCTGTACCAGTAACACCACCATACAAAGGTTTAAAAGTGTGGGCCTTTGCATCTTGTCTAGATACACCTATTATATCTGCAGTGTATTGGTGCACATCTATTTTATTTTTTATATCTTCCATACCTTGTTTATCTTGTGCAAGATATACTGCTGTTCTAAATTCTAACTGTGCAAAATCTATCTCTAATATTTTACCACCCTCAAATCTAGATGTAACAACTTTACGAATAGGAAATGTTTTACCCCTAGGTTGGTTTTGAAAGTTAGGATCTCTACTAGATAATCTACCAGTTGCAGTTATTGATTGCATAAATTTAGGATGTAAGAAACCTTTTTCATTTGTAAAATTTTTTAATCCTTCTACAAAAGTATTTAAGTATGTATCAACTGCGTTATGCCTAACTATCGCATCAATAAATTCTTTAAACTCACCCTCTGCCTCAGATGCAATCTTAGTCAAAGTTAATCTATCAGTTCTAAATCCAGACTCTGCAATATCATATACACTTCTAGGTCTTTGTCTAAACCCTGCAATCTTTGCCATTGGTGTATAGATATATCCGTCTCCGTCACACTCAGAACATTTACTATAATTTTTAAATGGACTACCATCTTTTTTTATTCTTTTAATTACACCTTTACCTTTGCATCCTATACATTGTTCTGCTACAGTTCTATGTATAACATCTGTATTATCTGAAACTAAATTTCTAAATTGTTGTCGAGAATAATTAGGTCTTCTCTTATTTTTACCTGTGCTTTTATCTATACCAACATTAAATATTTTAGCCCAATGTTTTTTATCTTTTGGTTTTGCAGAATATATTAACCAAGATAATTGTTCTGGACTAGATAAATTAATTTTAGTATCACCCATCTGTCTATATACAATCTTATCTATCTTTTGTTTTAGATACGCAAACTCTGCTCTAAATTCTTTTTCAACTCTATCTAACTCAGTGGTATCTATATTAATACCATTACGTTCCATAGTAGCAAGTACAATTAAAAACTCATTCATCATTTTAACTGTCATTAAAAGATTTTTATTCTTATCTAATCTAAAATCAGCCATCTGAGAATCAAATAAACTTCTAGTTATTTGCACATCTATCTTACCATATTCTTCTACTACATCTACAGGTATGTTTTCAAAAGATATACCCCTGTCCATATATTCTTTTATACTACTATCTTTAGATCCTATCCTTCTTCTACGGCAACACATCTCAAGCGTTAAACTTTTTCTTATACCTCTGTTAAGTATATACTCCCCCAACATAGTATCATATACTCTCCCATTGTATTTAAATCCTGCTTCTAGTAGCCACATCAAATCAAATTTTATATTGTGGCCAACTAATAAAGTTGTCTTGTCTAAAGTATCTTGTATATTTTTAAAACAACCTTTGTCTACCCTCTCACTGTGATTAGTGAAATAGTATTCATCATTAATGCCCACACTTACTAATATATTATCTGGATGAAAGGGTGATGGATCATATCCACCATTCTCATTTCTTTGCCAAGATGTCTCTACGTCCACTGTTGTTATCATTTTTTATTCTTTCCGTCAGATGGTTGAACACCCAACTCTAATAGTATCTTCCAACAAGATCTAGGTTGAAATCCACAACTATCAAATATCTGACAGGCATGGTCTGCGTTTTCTGCATTTACATAAAGAGTTACATCTGTAACTACATTTTGAAATATGTAAACTGATTTTCCATTATGTCTTTGTTTTTTCTTATACTTCATATCTACTTATACTCCTTCTAATGGTACACACAGGTTCACCATGATAGCCATTTATTTTATTTTTACTTATACACAAAGTTCTTATTTTATTTTCTAAATCACTGTTAGCATTTCTACCTATCCCAATAATTAAATCAGCTTCGGCTGCCTTACCAGTTTTAGAGTTTTCCATTTGATCAAATGAAATACTGTTTCTATTGTGTGCATCAGCAGATGCTTGTGATATTGCAATCACTGCACAGTTTCTACGTTTAGCTATCTCTCTCACACTTGTATAAATCTGTCTTAATTTTTCATCTGTTCTAGAATATGTACCACTAACATTTATTTTATCTAATTGATCTATCACAATTATATCTGGTTTATTTTTTTCACAGTGTGCATCTATGTCTTCAATAGACCAATCAACTGTATCAAACATAAATATATTATCTTTTATATCACTCCAGTATTGCTGTGCTAATTGTTTATCAGCCACTATCTCTTCTCTATTCATTCCAGTGTAACAAGAGATTGCTCTAATCTGTGTTCTAATAGCAGGTTCTTCATTTATAAATGCATGTACCTTTGCACCTTGAGAGCAGAAACCATCTGGCCCTGCACAAAGACTAACCCAGAAAGCAGTCTTACCAGTCTCTGGCCTTGCAAATGCAATCATAAGATTACCACCACCTATACCTCCTACGTTTTCTTTTAGTACAGGTATATTAAATTTCCATTTAGTTGTAACATCTAATAACTCCATCACTTCTTCAATATTATTTGTTACTGCAGGATTTTTATCTTCACTAATATTTATTTTGTGTTTATCTATCATACTAGTAATCTCTGCAAAGTTAGCCTGTTTACCATTAAATATTTCTGTGGCCTCAACTGCTATCCTTTGTGCAAGATCTCTATCAGATAGGATACGCATAATATCTTTTGCTATTTCTTTACTAGGTTCTTGTACTTCTTTAATATCTTCTACTAGCTCACTAAATTTTTCTTTCGCAGCTCTTGTTAATGCAGGGTTAAATATTGTAGTATGTAAAGAATATAACTCATCAACTTTTATATCCTCCTCATACTTATCATGTGCTTTTTGTATTGTATCATACAGAGAACTTATATCTCCTGCAAATACAGTGGGAGATAGTGTACCTTTATACTGAGTATAAAATTTTTTATTAAGCATAAGCCTAATCATTTGTTTTTCTATCACTACCAAACTCCTTTCTTAATACCATATCTATTGCATTCATTATTGATTCATCTCTTTGTGTCCACTCAGATCTATTCATATCTTTAATATCATATTTCCAACTGTTCCAATTATCGAGAACCTCTTCTTTCATTTTATCATTCATAAAACATTCTCCTTACTTGTTCTGTATCATAATATTTAAGATCATCCTCTAATGGTTTAACTATTATATTATCAAATCCAGACGATCTTAAATCTTTGGCCATGTCATACGCTTTTGTTGTAGCGTCTCTATCTAAACATATATATAAATTTTTATATGGTTGTAGGTGACTCTTGTGTAATGCTTTTAACTTCGTACCCATAATTGCTATACCAGTTAATACGTTTGATACTGCACAAGCTGATGGGCAATCCTCTACAATTACTGCATCACTACACTCCCCACATTTAAATGGTACATCTTTGTTACCATACATATACCATTTAGGAAATTCATTTTTATTTAGTGCTCTACCAACTGCACCTACTATCTTATGTGAATGTCTATTCTTTATTAGAAATACAACTCTATCTTGTTTCACATCATATTTAAAATCTGCTCTACCCCAAGACCAAGACTCCCAACAATTATTATTTGATAACCAACGCATGGCCTTTTCATTTGAGTATATAGATTGAAAACTATCTGGTATCTTAAATTCTATATCTTCTATGTGTAATGATTTATTTCCATGAAATACTCTTTCAACGTACTGCATATTCTTTTCCCCCTCTTGTTTACCTTTTGCGTTACATGATGCATGAAAGCAATACCACCCTAATTTATTTTCAGTTGTATCTATAGACAGTGTGTTTCTTCCGTTACAGAATGGACAATCCATTCTTGTTTGAGTATCTGGTGGTATGCTTAAACCTTTGATAACTTCTAATTGCTGTCTATAATTCAACCTGCACTTCCTCGTATGTTATAAAGTATCTATCATCTCTGTAAAAGCTATTGGCCTCTACTTTCATTAAATTATTATTTAGATAGTACGCTACGTTATTTTCTATTTTTTCTATTGTCGGCTCTGTCTCGAATGGTATTATTGCTACTGCTTCTATTCCTAGTCCTGCTAATCTTATTTTGTATTTTTTCATTGTCTATTCCGTTATCATACTTTTTGCTATTTGTCAAATCATATTCTCTGTTAGCCTCTGCAAGAGTCATATGTCGCAACCTATAACCTTTGCTCTTTAACTCTTTTATCTTTTGTGGTGACCAGTAATACATCTTCTC